TGATCCTAGCCAAAATAATGGACAGTACTTCCCTCTAAAGATAACGTAACGTTAACTTTGGAGATCCAAGAAATGGCCAAACGTTTTAGTGCTGAATTTAAACAGCAAGCAATTGATTATGCACTTTCAAACTCACACGAGCCTATAGCTGCAATCGCCCAGAAATTAGGTGTGGGTTATTCAACTTTAGACAAATGGATTCGTGAAACCAATCCAGTGGGTTCAAGCAAACGTCAACTTTCACCAGAACAACAGCGGATCTTGGAATTAGAGAAAGAAGTCAAACAGCTCAAGGAAGCCAATGACATCTTAAAAAAAGCGCATGTGTACTTTCTAACAGATCATGCCAAGAAAAGTACACGGTAATTCAAGATCTAGATATGAATGAAGTCACGGTATCTTCTGCCTGTAAATACCTAGGTGTCAGCACTTCAGGCTATTATGCCTGGCGAAAACGTCAGGCCAATACGGTAGAGAAATATAATGATTTAAAAGCCGTATATTGGCAGCATCATGCACGATTGGGTGCACCTTCATTGGTACATGACATGCATGATTTAGGTTACAGCATGAGTGAACGCACTGTTGGAAGAATGCTGAAAAATCTGGGTTTACGCAGCAGGATTGCGCGTAAATACAAGCATACGACTGATTCAAACCATCGTTTGCCTACAGCACCCAATCTGTTAGAGCGTCAATTTACAGTCATTCAGCCTAACAAGGTTTGGACAACGGATATTACCTATATCCGTACCAAGCAAGGTTGGCTGTATTTATGTGTGATGCTGGATCTATTTAGTCGTCGTATCGTGGGGTGGCAAACCAGCCATCGAATAGACCGCCAGTTGGTGTGTGATACGTTTAACTATGCAATGGCTCGTCAGGGTTATCCAACTGGTGTTATGGTTCATTCGGACCAAGGTTCACAGTACTGTAGTCGTGATTTTAGAGCGCTGTTACTGACAAATGATTGTACTCAGAGTATGTCTAGACGTGGAAACTGTTGGGATAATGCAGTGACTGAAAGCTTCTTTCATACATTGAAAGGTCATGTGGTCCATGGCAGTGTGTTTGCCACTCGAAAAGAAGCGAATGCTGTCTTGTTTGACTATATTGAGATTTATTACAATCGGGTCAGAAGACATTCTGCAAATGGCTGGTTAAGCCCTGAAGCCTTTGAGAAGAAATATTTTAAGAATTTAGAGGGATTTGTTGTCCACGATACTGTCTAGGATCACACGCTTGCTCGAAATCAACTACACATGGATTTGTTATTTGAAGATATGGATAAAGCCGATCAATTTTTGGATATGGGAGCGGATGCACAAGTTAGTACTTTTTCTGATGGTGCTTATGCAATTGTCCAAATTGGAGATACAGCGGATAAGGACCGAATTCAAGTTTATGGATTGCTTTTACATGAAGCTGTTCATGTCTGGCAAATAGTAAAACGGCGAATGGGTGAGCGCGAGCCGAGTGTAGAGTTTGAAGCATATTCAATTCAAGCGATCGCTCAAGACCTTTTCGAAATGTATGAAGAAAGTGAGGTAAAGCATGGGATGGAAAGGGAAAAAGCCGACTAGTTTTAATCTTGATGTGTCTAAAGCAGCAGAAGCGCATGTAAAGAATATTGTTATAGATACTGTGCAATCTTTAGTTAATTTAAGTCCCGTCGATACTGGAGCATACCGTGCTTCACATATTGTTTCGGTTGGATCTGGTGACTATGGCATACGTGGACCTGAAACAAATGCTATTCAGGATGCAGCTATTCAAGCAGTAAAGATTAAATTGGGTAATTCGGTCTACATACAGAACAACCAGCCTTATGCTGAGCGCTTAGAAAATGGGTGGTCTGATCAAGCACCACAAGGAATTTACAACACCACCTTTACCTTTATTTCTCAGAAGTATGGCGGCTAATATGGCAATGACTTTAGAGCAGGCGAGGCAAGCAATTGCCGAACGTATGCAAAGCTTTACTAGTATTTCCCAGGATAGAATCCAGTATCCAAATTTACCAGGCTTTAAGGTTCCAAAGGAAGGTTTGTGGTGTCGCTTAACGATTGCGGGCGGTCCAAGTTTTATTTCAGGCATTGCTGATAATCCTTGTACACGCCGTACCGGTAATATTATGGTCCAATGCTTTGCTCGTCCCAATTCAGGAATAATGGAAATCACAAAACTGAGTGATGCTTTGCTTGCCCATTTTGAATATTACTCAATCGATCATCTAGAATGTTTGCAAGGACAATCAATTTTTGTTGGCCAAGATGCTGATTTCATTCAGTATAATGTGACCATTGGGTACAAGGTGAATTGATATGTCATGTATGCTGACTTTAGAAGAAATCGAAATTAAACGGCAAGAACTGGAAAGACATCTTGAAGATGTTATGTCTGTTGAGTTGAGCAAATGGCAATCTGAAAACAAGCTATGTGTTTCCGATGTGAATATACGCTTGGCTAATGTTGATTGTCTCGGAGGGCCTAAACATAACGTTGTTACTGGAGTAAGTGTTGATTTAGATAATGAGCTTTGAGTTCAAGAAAAAGCTTCTGCAAGGCGATTATTTTTAATGACCTCAGCATATTATCATTTGTGATTACATTCTGTTACAGTAATAGAAATTTATAACAAATGGTAAAACATGAAAAAATCAACTTTAGGCTGGGGTGCCGCAGGATTAGTAGCTTTAGGGATTTTTGGTTCAGGCAATGATAACTCTCCAAAACAAACTTCAAATTCAGAAAATGCACAGAGTGCAGTAGAGGAAGTTATCGAATCAAAATATATCAACACTAATTCTTTAAATATTAGAGATAAACCAAACGGTCACGTAGTAGGAAAGTTAGGACGTGGAGAAAAAGTTGATATTTATGAGACGAAAGGAAACTGGGCACGTATTTCCTTAAATTCCTCATCACCTCAGTGGTTATCAACAAAGCTATTATGTGAAACGGATGGCTGCTTTAAACAAAAGTCTCGATCAACCACGTCAAATAATTATCAGGCCTTAAAATCTCATCCTCATCATTCTGAAAGAAAACAGAAAAAAACCTACTACGATAGTGATTGTTCATGTGCTGTGGTGGATTATTGCGTGGGTCCTAGAGGTGGGCACTACTGTATTACGAGTGGAGGAAACAAGAGATACAAACCTAGATATTAATTAATTTGAATTATGAGACCTCCATTTTGAGAGGTACTTTATGTCTTATTCACTACCACCTCATCGGTGGTTTTTTTATGTCTATAGGAATCACTTATGAGCAATTTTGTTTTTAAGCGTGGTGACACATTCAACTTGAACTTGCAGCTGGTTGATATGGATGAAACCCTGCAGTATCCACCGGATGATGTTCGCCGTGCAATTGATCTAACCGGTTACACCTTTACTTCACAGATTAAAGCTTTGGCTGATGGAGCAGCTGTAGCTACCTTGACTTGTAGTGCATTAAATCAAAGTACACAGAAGGGATGGCTGAATATTAAATCTAGTGCAAGCACTGCAACTTGGCCCTTAGGTCTGTGTCAGATGGATATTAAGGCCGTTGTTAGTGGTACTACACAGCACACTGAAACTTTGACTTTCCAAGTGATTGACGGGGTAACAGCATAATGGCAAATCTTGTTTTTAAATTTAGTTGGGATCACCGGCCATTCCCGTATAACTCGGCTCAGGGAAAACGGCAATTCATGCTGCCTTTTGCCTCAGGTATTCCTAATCTAGCACCTGCCTTTTCACAAATTACGGATATCCCCACAACTAATCCGGCTTCACGGGTAATTGGGACTGCAGCAGGAAATGTAATGGAAGTTGGGGCTTTTGGTTTGGGTGGTAGATCAGTCAATAGTACTTCTACTGATAAGATTGATGTGAACGGATTTTACCATGAGCAATTATCTTCTTCAGCTTCGCCCTCAACAATGAACTATGCTGCATTTATCCATGTTAGACATATGTCAGCAAGTGGCTACGCATTTCAGTTAGGGGCACCGATGGGAGCATCAAGTTTAAATGCTCTTAAAGGTCGTATTTGTAATGCCGGTGTATGGTCTGATGTTGCCGTTATCTACAACACCCACAATACAACAAAAGATTCCAATGGTTTTATTAAAGCTGCTTCTCCTGTAGTGAAGTTATTCAGTGATCATATTGAGCTTAATACGGATGCTGAAAAGCAACCTATCCAATTTGAGAAGGTTGAAGAAGGTGATTACCTTCTAAAAGGTTCACTTGGTTTTGCTCAGGAAGGTTGGTATATCGAAGTTCCTAAAGATGCCAATGGGAACACTGTAGTAGCTGTTGAATATTCAACTTTAGAAAACGGCGATATCTCAATTAAAACTTATAAGCGTAAGTTTGATTTTGAACTTGCTGCTGTTGTAGCAGATCACGAGAATCCGATGGACATTCCAGAAGGTCGTTGGATCGATATCCGCTTACATGAAGAACCTGAGCCAGAGCCTGAAATTTTTCAAACTGAAACACCTGTTGATTTCCAGCCAACAAATTTATCTGAAGCTGTAGCTGCAGCCATGAATGGTGTGGAACCGCCAGAAATCTCAGACACAGACGAAACACTTTAATAACCCGCTTAAAAAGCGGGTTTTTTATTGCCTAAATTTTGGAGAACCATAAATGAGTTCAGGCGCAAAAATTCGATTATATGCTTGTGAAGAAGCAGTTTTAGGAACAACTCCAGCAAACCCGATCTGGTACACAGTTCGCCGTGTAAGTGATGGTTTATCTGAAAATGTTTCTACTGAAGAAAGCAGTGAAGTGGTTGATTCACGTTTTCGACAAGGTGGGGTAGTTACTGAAGCAGAAGTAGCAGGTCAGTTAGAGTTTGAATTATCACTTGGAACATTTGATCTATTCTTAAGTGCTTTAGCCTTCAATAATTGGGCGGGTAACGCTTTAAGTTTTGGTGGTACGGTACGTAAGTCATTAACGCTGGTTAAAGTTTTCGAAGATGTTGGCCAAGTCTTTATTTATCGTGGAGTACAGGTTAATTCTGGTGAAATTACTATCCAGACCACGGGGAAAATCACTGGTAACTTTGGTCTTGTAGGTAGCTCGTTTACTCGTCAGCAAACTAACCCTGTAGTGAATCCGGTGGCAGCCTCAACTCGTCCGCTTGTCAGTATGCCGAACGTGGAAAACTTGCTTGTAAACGGCCAGTCAATTCAAGGCAAAGCATGTCTACAGTCTTTGACCATTTCTATTAACAATAACCTTGAAGCAATCCGTTGTATCGGATCTGGTAAATACACTCCAGAGTTTTATTTAGAGAAGATGATGGATATCGAAGCGAATGCTTCATTCATGTTCTCGGCCACAGCTGCTGGTTGGATTGATGCAATCAAAACCCGTGATGTGTTTACACTGACCTTCGACATCAGAGACAGCAAAGGAAGTAAATATTCGTTCAACTTCCCGCAATTGGAAGTCATGGAAGCCAATCACCCGGATGGTGGTGGTGATGACATCATTACTGTAGATATCAACTTTGCCCAAGTTCGTACAGCGCCAACAATTGTACGTGCTCTTGTTTAATCAACTTATTCAGTAACAAAGCCTATGGAATCCCATGGGCTTTTTTATTTCTAAAAATTAGAGGTTGCTATGGCTTTAAAAGTCGGAATTATTAAAAGCTCGGACGTATCAAAATGGTGCGAATACAAAGGTGCTGATGGAGAGGTACAGGCAGAATTTAAAGTCCGTGGTATCGCTTATAAGCCTTTTCAGGTAGCTATTGAACGAGCAGGAAATCAGATCTCGTCTAAAGGCTATGATGTGATGGTCAAAGATGAAAATGCCAAGCTTTACCATGAATTGTTAATGGATGCGTGTGCTGCCCATTTAATAGAAGACTGGAAAGGTGTGGTATTTGCCGAAGTAGTGGATGGTAAAACGGTCGAGACCGAAAAACCGTATACACCTGAGAATGCCTCAAAGCTGCTTAATCTTGGTGATATTGGTATTTCAATCTGGCTATTCATTAAAGAACAGGCCCAGAAGATTCAGGAAGAAGCCGACAAGGACAAGGCTTTAATTCTGGGAAAGTCATCGAGCTCTACAAATACCAAAAAACGTATGCGTCGAAAACGCCGCACGAAATCGAACAAATCAAGTTCTTAGGCGGCCGTATTCCGGATCCGCCAGAATATTCGTATGCGGCTGACTCTATTCTTTCGGCATTTAGTACTATTGCCAGATCCAGACGATATGAGCAGGGTATCCCGTTATCTTTAGATCAGCAGGCAATCAATGTCTATGCAGAGCATAATGATTTACCAGTAGCTGCTCATATCTTTAATGACTGTATTTTTGCATTGGATAACTTGTTTTTAGATGAAGCCCATAAAAAAATAAATTCCAAGTCCTCAAAAAAGTAACCCTAGAGTTATTTACATATAATAACTCTAGGGTTATTATTATCTCATCAAGTT